CTCCCTTTTAAAGGAGTTAAACTCCACTTTTGGGTAAAACATAGCCAGGCCTTTACAAGGTCTATGAGTTGTGTTTATCCTAATTGTGGATAGGCTCAAGCCTCCTACCAAATAAAATCTGGCATGAGAGTTGAGGGATCTATCCCAATATTAGGAAAATAGAGTGCGGTTTCAACACGACTTGCGTCATGTATCGTCGCTGCTACACCATGAAGGAGGGCTAGCCCCCCATCCCGATTGGGACGGAGCCGATTTGAAACCTGTACCTTTTACTTACTATAAAAGCTACAAACACAAAATTACTGCAGCGACAGAAATCGCTGTTAAGACGATTGTGCAATCTTGCACAAATAATCTTAATACAGTATGATGTGCTTGAGGCTCCTAAAGTAAGAGGGATAGTTGAACAATTTCATAAGGACTCTCTTCTGTTACTGGAAACTAGAGGGCTTCTTGATTTAATTTCAGCTGTTAAAACAGCTAGAAATCAAATCATGAATTACTCTCTAGGAACTCCGTTAACAGGACCTGGGTTAGATTCTGAAGGGTTTCCAAAGAAATTTGGTTACCTTAAAGAATTAACCACATCGGTTAATGGGTTAAGAGCTGTGCTAACGTTGCTAACGTTAACACGTGCGTTTACCCATAGGGCCGAACCTGACCTTCTCAGTATTGAAAAACTCTGGGAAGGTACTGATAATATCACTCAACAAGAACTAAATCTTGTTTTGCGATTATTAAAAGTAAGGAAAGGGTCAGTAGGAGAATGGGATTTTCCACATATCTCCACTAAGAAAGGCCCCCAGGGTCAAGCTCTTTTAAGCTCACTATCAGAACTTACACTTCTTTCCCCTACACAAGTAGAATCAATTGAACTACTTGGGGGGAGAAGCCTAAGTAAAATGATAGATGAGAACTTAGAAGCTCTTGATGTGCTTGAGTATATTAAACCCAAAGCACTCCAGGGGTTCTTTTCTGTTAGTAGATGGTGGAAAACCATTTTCCCAACTAAGAGTAGTAACCTTAGAAAATTATCATACTTCCCTGATAAGGAAGGGAAGACTAGAGTTATAGCTATTTTTGACTATTGGAGTCAATCAGCATTAAGACCTCTTCATTTGAAAATATTTCAAATATTAAGAGCCATTAAAACTGATTACACTTTTAATCAAAATAGGTTTACCTCTACTCTTCCTAAGGCCCCATCAGGTCATTACCATAGCATTGACTTGACAGCGGCGACCGATAGAATGCCAATAGCTCTCCAAAAGAGAGTGGTTGAATTTCTATACGATCATCCGCTCAAAGTCACTGCTTGGGAACATCTGATGGTCGGATCTAACTTCACAGTTCTTATGCCAGATAAAAGCGTAAGAACGGTGAGTTATGGAGCTGGTCAACCTATGGGAGCGTACTCATCATGGGCAGTCATGGCTCTAACTCATCATGTTCTAGTACAAGTTGCTGCTTTAAGAGCAGGTGTTTTGAGGATTAACTCAAAATCTGCCTTTATGCAGTATGCTTTACTAGGTGATGATTTGAGAATAGATCATGACTTAGTTGCAAGTGAATATCTAAAACTGATCTCTTCACTAGATATGCCATACTCTCCGGCCAAAACTCATGTTTCAAAACATGGTTTTGAGTTCGCGAAGAGATGGTACTGTCTAGGTGAAGAAGTTACCGGTTTTAGTGTTTCAGGGTTAATGAGTGTATGGAAAAGCTATCCATTACTCCTTAACTTCCTTGACAACCAAGAAACCCATGGTTGAACACTTTCCAAAAGTGGGCACCCGGGTCTAATCCGTTCAATACATAGAGAATTTCATGGAGACTCTTATATTATTAATAAGACAGAATCCATGATTAATCTCTACGTATTGTTCAACCAAGTAAGACTACTGAAAAGTCAGTCTAATATCATGTGGGCTAGTATAGTACCAGCTTTGAAAGAAGCTTTGGTACCATATAGCTTGGGTGATACTCTTAATGCTTGGATCAGTAAGGTTACTGATCCACAAGTGGCCATTAATCTGGTCTACTTGAGAGCAAAAAGAAACTTAGTTGAAAAGGACCTTTACTCTTTTCAGAAACAAGCTTACATAGTTAATGCTAAACTATGGAAGTATGTTAATGATAAGATTAAAGAGGCTAGTGCCGACCAAGCAACACGAGCATTCCTAAAAGAGACTTTGAGTGTGATTCTTAATTGGAATCACCCTATCGTCCTTGTTTTAAATAGACAAATCGATAAGGCAACAGAATTCTTGATGAATTACTGGGACCCAGAGATCTCGGACAGCTTCTTATTTGAAGCTGGCCTTAGTAAGTATAATCTTACAAAGGGAGTGTTCTCGATGAGGTCTGTAACTTCAATAGTTCTGTCCGAATCGGCCATCCTTAAAGAATTCATTAAAGTCTTAAAGAATCTAGAAGTAGAAACTTCTGAAGATTTTAAGGCTTTACATGAACGTCTTACCATGGAAACTCAGCAATAATGCTGGCTGCCAGGCAGGAAGGGATTTTCATCTAATAAAACCAATTAGGTGAGAACCACGG